AATCGTTCGGCATTTTCAGGCCTACCCCTACTAGGTACAACCACACACATCTTCATGGCAATAGGGTAGGGGATAGGGCTGACTTACTTTTGAGAAATGAGCGTTTGGTATAGCGTGTCTAACTTAGATTCAATCCGGGCAACCCGGCCTTCTAGGTTATGTCCACCATTGCCATCAGGTTTTAACTCACTTAAATAGTGCTTCACCAACCAGCGTACTGAAGCAATAAATGAGCCAATTATTGTGACAATAGATACGACTAATGCCATCCAATCATTTGCGGTCATTTGCTATTTACGCCAAATTTTTGATCTTGCGGATCAAGGTAGCGCAATAAAGGTGCAACTACTGCACCTGCCAAAATTGCTAATTCAGGGCGAACATCAGCAACTAAAGCCAATGCTGTTGTAACGGTTGCTACTGCAACGCTTCTTAAATATGACTTAAAAATCTCTTTTTGTTTTTTGTTAATTTTCATTGAAACCTAACTCCTTTATTTTTGATTTAACTTGATTACGGTTTAACGCAATTTCAAAGTGCATATCATCCTTGCGCTTTTTATAGTTGCCGCCCCAGGCTAAACCATATTTAGTTATGAGTAGGTTAATTGTATTACGCTGATCCTTATTAAATGTATTTGACTTGCCTAAAGGATGTTTAATTGCATTTAGATCAATGGCCGTACCGGATGCGTGATTACTTAAAATTCTATCTGATCCCCTGGTCTGCCTAAAAGCAAAACCCCAATCATCTAATTGGCCTTGATCAATAGGTTCTACCAACTCATGAAAATCTCTAGCAAAACTTACTAGGATTGGTGCAACCGCTTTAGCACATGCAAACCTAATTTTTGTGCCTGGTATTGTAAAAGTTTCAATGCCTAATGCGTTGCGATCCTCACTAGCCGGCCAACCATTAGGGCTAGTGAGTTCTCTTATTGTTGCCATGATTTAAATGCTTATGAAAGCAATAACCGGGCTTCTTCTTGAGTTATTCCTAATTTTTTTAACAAGGCAGATTTGGCTGTTGCATCAGCCGCCTTTTGTGCTTCTTCTTCTGCCTTTTGCGTAGCGTACTGTTCGGCCATAACCTCACGCTCTGCGATTTCCTCAGCCGTAAGTGCAATCTCTTGCACCTCACCTGTTGAGCAATCTACTATTATTTTATTTGTCATTTTATTTTCTCCTTATGCGTTGGATATTCCATATAGATAAGCGGTTGAGTATTGTTGAAATGTGCCAGAAGGCGATGCCAATTTGACACTAGTAATAGCGGCTGTATTAGAAGATAAGCCAGCGTTTAATCCCATAGCAGTAGTAGTGGCATTATTTTCCACTACGCTATCTACGCTTACTGATTTAGCGGTAGAACCAGCATAGTTTGGAATATAGATTTCACCATTTGAAAAAGTTGACGCTGTGGCAAGAACTCCAGTTGCATATTGAAAGTTTATGTTAGCGGCAGAAGAAGAAGCAAATGATTGAGCCGCTGAACCTGAACCATAAAGCAATCTTTCTGAATATGCCGTTCCACCAGCATTATTAAATGTTAAGTTAATATTTTGTGAAATAGAATTATTACTATCTCTAATAGAATATTTGACTAGTAAATCAGTATAGGTGCTAGGTATGCCAGTGAAATCTATATTAGCCGCACCACCACTACCAACTGTAACACTTGAAATTAAAGTATATGTAGTAGCCATTATGCCGCCTTAATTCCGTAAAGTGTAAAGGTTGAACCTGATAGCCAGTTAGTACCGCCCCCAACTAAAATTGAAGTAATTGCATTTGTATTACGCCACATACCAACACTCATATTTGTCCAACCCCCTGAAGAAGTTGGTGTGCCAATTCTATTTAATGTTGTTTTATAGGTAGTCGTATTTGAATAGTTTTGAAATTGAACAATAATTGTACTTCGCCTATTGGTATCAGTGTTGCCCATAATAGTCCATAAACCAATAGAATTAGAGTTACTATTTCTAAATGTTGCGGGAGTATTGCCATTTGTATAAAGAACTGTATCTGAATAATTATTGCCCGAATCTGAGTTATATTGCATATAACCAGTGTTAGCGGCATCTGAACCAGTGTTAGCGGCATACGCCACTAAAACTAAATCAGTATAAGTAGATGGAATAGAACTAAATGTAACTGAAGCGGTGGCACTACCTAAAGTATTTGTTGCTATTTTTTCGTATGTACTTGGCATTATGACCCCTTAATTCCGTATAGGGCGAAAGATGAGTATTGAGCAAGGTTGAAAGTTGATTCCATACCAATAGTTATGGAACTTATTGCCGATGTATTTATCCATAGACCTGATCTAAAGATAATAAAACCATCACCATTAGCATCCCATCCGCTTAATGTGCGGACAGTTTTGTTTTTATTTGTATTAGTATAATCTAAAATATCTATAACAACTCCTGCAAAAGTGTTTGCAGTAGTACCACTCTTGGGATTGAAAGATGGCAGGATGTTGCTTGTTCCTAGATTGTTTCCTGCTACGGCAGATGTTCCATCTCCATAAACTTGATGGAAGGAAACATAATTTGTAGAGGTACCGTTAAATTGCAAAATGGCTTCTGCACCGCCAGCACCTGAAGCACTGTTTCTAACAATTCCTCTAATTTGTAAATGTGTATAGGTAGCAGGAATTGAACTAAAAGTTATAGTTGCGCTTCCACCTGAGCCAACAGTTACTGTTGAGATAGATATATAAGAATTAGTGTCAGCCGCCGCCGCACCACTACTTGCTATAATTCCCAGTATTGTTGATGACATTATGCAATTCTACCTACAACATACCAACTGTCAGGTGAAACCTCAATTAAACTAGCCGCACCAAAAGTTTGAGTAATAACCGGATTAGTTGAAACAGCCCCGGCTGATGCAATAGTTACACCTGCGCCTTGAACAATACTTACTGTACCGGCTGATCCAATTTTAATAATGTTTACTACTGATCCTGTTGTCATTGCAACAGAACTACCTGGTGGAATTGTAATAGTGGTTGTACCAGTATTTGAATAAGTAATAAGTTTATTGTCGGCATCTGTAACCACTAAAGTATCTGATGTGCTAGTTACTGCTCTAACTGTTAAATTAGCGATTGAGTTCATCTGAGCCGCCGTTAAAACCTGACCAACTGAAAAGGTTGCCATCTATATATACTCCCTAATAAGCCAAAGAATCTTCATCTAAAATTCCATCAACGGTAGAGTTTAACAAAAATCCTGAAGCAAATGGTTGGGCGCAAGTAAAATTTACCATAAAAGTTTTAGGGGTTATCTGATAAGTAACACCTGAAATTACGCTATCTGTGACCACATTGCCGGCAGGCAAGGTTTGGGTTACCTGTATTGGATAGAAAATATCTAAATTTAAAGCGGCAATAACCCGGCTAGGATCACTTTGTCCATAAGCATCTACGGTCAATGAATTTAATTGCAGATTGACACCTTGTTCTTTTCGGGAAGCAATGATCATTTGTGCTTGATTTAACGCATCCGCCTGCGTTTGCATAATGCCACTTCTTACCCGGCTATGTTCAAAATAATCCAAAATACTGGTAGAATCAGTAGCAGTAGAACCACTTAATCCTGTTGGCGTGACCGTTACTTTGTTAATCATTTGATAATCTGAAATATCAAATTCAACTGCCTGGTAAGTAATATCACCTGATCCGGGTACATCACTAAATTTAGTTAATGTGCCACCTGATGCAGTTATGATGTCAGCGCGTGACATAAATTTTGCATATCCGCGTTCATCTATAAAAAACGCCCCTAATTCTGTACCTTCTACAACCTGACAGGCTGATAACAATGACCTTGATGATCCATCATCTACTTGAACTGTTGTAATTGCAGTAGTAGAAATATCACGCATACCGCCTGCCCAATCGCCTGCATCCAATAAACTTGTAATTCTTTGAGCGGTAGTCTGTCCGGCTGTGCCACCTGTCACTGTTGTAATGGTAGTTAAATTTAATAATTGAAATCCATCTACACAATTTAAAGTTACATAGGCCGGATCAAACCCAGTGGGGCTTTGGTAATTCCATTCTTGTACATAAAATGAACCTAAATTGTAAGTTGTGCCTAGATATTCAGCCGTAAATTGAATTTTACGCATAGGTTTAATTTTGCCATATAGGCTTGATGAAGTATTGGCCGGATTAAATTGACCTGTTTCATCAACAAATGTAATTCTTGCAGTACCACCTGTAAATGAATCGGCTGATCTGTTAAAAGCCCGGCGTATATAACATTGAGTTACATAAGGTGTTATATCAACAACATCTGCGGCGGCAGTTCCTAAAACTGAATAATCTAAAGGTGTGGCCGCATTATCTAATACTAATGCCGGATCAAAAGATGCGCCATTAGAAAAATCAATTTGTGCTTTAAATGTTGCGGCAGGCATTATCTTCCTAAATTAGTTAATTGAGTTACCGCGCCTGATCTATTTAAGTTATACAAAGCATCCTGGATTACAGATTGTAATTGACCTTCTGATATAACCGACCCGGCAACATTAACTACTACACTTGTACCCATGCCGCCCATTTGATTTAGTGGCACAACCGCTTCTGATCCTGATTCACCAATTAAGGCAAGTGTTGGCTGATTTACAATACCGCCATCTGCCATTTTAGGTACATTATTTAATAATGATTTCATTCCTGCTAATGCAGGTGCGGCTTTATCTAATATATCGTTAATATTAGCACGCAAAACAAGTTCTTGTGATGCTTTTACAACAGGTTGAATACCACTTAAAATTGGTTGTACTTGTGATCTTAATTGTTCTAATTGCTTATCTTTTAATTGATCCATTAACCCTAACATTTTGCGTAACTCATCATTAGAATCTAATAATCCTTTTAAATAGAGTTGTACAGCCGTGGTAGTCATGCCCCATTTTTTAGCCAACATATCAATTTCACCGGTTGTAATTTGACCATCTTCAATAACTTTTAATACATCAGCGTAGCGTTGTGCCTCATCTACGGCAGACTTAGTACCATCAGCCAACTTTTGTAATATTTTTACACGCAATTCATCTTCGGCAGATAATTTACGGCTCAATGCGGCTTGTAGATTGATGCGATCAATGTCAAACATAGCCGACAATTCAGCCTTCTTTTTGTCCAATGCCGCTTGCGCATCTTTTTCTTTAGTCAATGCTTTTTCCCTGGCCAAAATATCCTTTTGTATTTTTTGTAACAATTGTTGAGTGCTGATTTCTTTTTTGCCATAAAGTCTTTGTTGTTCTAAAGCATCAATAGTTATTTGAGATAAACCGACATAACCGCGCTCTTGTAAAATTCTCTTTTCTCTTAATTTAATACCTTCTTGTTCAATTTTTTGTAGAGTATTACCAGCATAAGTGGCTTCACCGGTAATGCCTTCTAATGCAACTTTGAAAAAGTCTAGATATGCACCTAATCCTTTTTTCTCAAATGTACCGGCAGTACCAACCATAATGTCTGCAAATTGTGTAGCAACTTTTTCTAACTTATAGCCAAACACATCTAATTGATCTGAACCAGTAGCCAATAAAGATACAGAAGTAAGTAAACCCTGGCCTAATGTTTCAGTGGCTTCACCGGCACTAATTCTGAATGATGTTAATTGACCGGCCAATGTTTTTGTTTGCGCTTCGGCTGATCCACCATATTTATCCAAATTTTGCATCAATTGTGAAAAGCCCATTGCTTTGGCTTCGGCGGCTGTAAAACCCACACCTAGTTTACCAATTGCAGTGTACTGACCAATTGCGGCTTTATTTATTGCATTTAAAACGCTATCTAAATCTTGCCCAGTACCGGCCGAAATATCTAAGGCTTTACTAAGCAAATATTGTGATGATTGTAAATCACCTGTTTGTGCAATCAGCCTTTGTAGTGAAGGTACTAATTGATCTTCAGTAACATTAGTTGCGCGTTGTAAATCTGCTATAAAGTTTTTTACATCAGGTAAGGCAAACTCCTGACCTATGCTTTTTAATGTAAGTTGTAATTGTTTATCTAATCTTTCCTGGGCTAAGGCGGCTTGAATAGAGTTTTTAGTAAATATGGCTAACCCTGCGGCGGCGGCGATTCCACCGGCTTTAGCAAAAGTTTTTAATCTAAATGCGCCAGTAGCAACTACTTTGTCAAAACCTTTTAATTCTTTTGTGGCGCGGTCTAAACCTTTTTTATCAAATTTAGTTAGGAAGTTAATTGCAACATATTGACTTAATGCCATGTTTAACCCCTAAATTTTTCGCCTAGATATTTTTTAAGCACGCCGTATAGATTATCATTTACCTGCCCACCTAATTGTTGTGATGCCCTGTAAATCAATCTTTTTTCTTTATATCCACTTGAACTAGCAGTGCTTTGTAATTTGCCAATAAAAGATTCACTAGCATTGTTATTACGACTAATGCGCCTAGTTCTACTTCTTGATCTAGATGTACCAAATCCTGCTAATTCATAAATAATACCTGGTACAGATTTGTTAATCACCGCTAATGCAGTAACAGAAAATGTAGTACCTTTAACTCTTTGAACTTTAGTTTTAGCCGCGCTAACTCTTATGCCGCGTATAACTTCTGTTTGTGACCATTTCCAACGGCTTCTTTTGCCTTCGCCAATAGTTCTACCCCGGTGTGCAGTGTCATTAGCCCAACCCCAGGCAGGTGGATATGAAGGTTCAACATCACGCCAACCTGGAAACGGTGAATTAGGTACAAAACTTTGTGCCAATTTTGCAACAGGCTTTACAGACTTAGTTAATTCTCTCCTAAATTCTTTATGTAGATCAGGCTCAATTTTTTTCATAGTTGCCAATAACTGATCTAAATTTTCAACATAAATAGAAGGCACTGCCGCCAATGATCTTGTTCGGCCAGGCAATCCCGAATATTTAGGTTGCATCATTTCCGCCTAACTGTTGCCTTCTTGTTGTTGTAATAGCGTTCTTGCAAGATGGCTTTTATCGCTGAATAAATCGCCGGATCAACTTCTAATAAATCTTTAGGGCTGATCCCTGTTGCCACCGACACGGA